AAATTTACATGTACCTTTTTATTGGCGCATGTGTGTATTGTATAGGTTTATTTATACAAGGTCAACCACTTGGTTGCTCAAAATGCAAATTTTTTTTCAAGATATTTGCTTTAATAAGTACACTATGCAACAAGCATTCAACAAACCACACGATGGCGAGATTTGGAATCAAAGTCAATGCCTGGTACGCGAAGATAATATTAATAACACAATATATCAAACACTGCGAGATACTGGGTTTGGAGTAACTGACAACCCACGGATATGGAAAAAATCAAACCAAACAGTGATTGTGTGCTTGGTCGACGATATACGAAGTTGTAGCACAGATTATCACAGTGACTTGCCTTACTTGTTTGATGCCGATACCACGGTCATAACCGACAACTATATCACTTGCCCTACGCAGTACCATGTGATAAGATTGCCCACAAGCTTCTTGGGAATCTACCACTATGTACCTGTCGACCAAACCTGGACTCCGGAACGAGATTTTTCTTTTGCAGTGAATCGAATTGACCAACGTAGATTTATGCTGATGTTGGAAATTGGGCTCAGAGTACATTTGCACAAAGGTCATGTAAATTTTAATTGCTACCGTCCGGGAAATTCTGTAGTGTCGGATCCTGCTCTTATTCCCACAACCAGTGCATTAGAACATTGGAATGAACACTGGTCTCATGCCAGTGACGAAGATAAATTAAAATATCAAAAAAGTTATGAATTGCTCACAGCACAAATGCCTGTGCGCAATTATGAAATAGATCATGATGAAATTTTTAATCGGTCATTTCTTAACATTGTGGCCGAAACCTACAGCAGTGACAACAACATATCACTCAGTGAAAAAATATTTCGAGCACTGGTAACACCTGCTCCGTGGACAGTGTCGTCGGGCCGATACACAGTGGCCTATCTAACCAGTTTGGGATTTGATACTCTGTCAGACCTGGTAGATCACAATCACTACGACAGGTTAATAGAAGTGCAAGAAAAGCAACGTATATTTGTATGGAAAAGTCTTGAAATTGTTCGAGCAATAAAGTCTAAAGAATTGGCTGTATTACAAAATAGATGTCAACGTGCTGCCACACACAACCAAACTGTACTGGCAGAGATGGCTGCTGAATGGCCCAATGACTTTGTTCAGTGGACCAACATGCTTACACAAACGCTAGCCAATCCACAGGCGACTTCGCCCATTCAGTGTCAAATTTAAAATTTGTAACTTGTGCATCAAGATAATTTTGCATCATTGCTAATCTGAGATCGATACTGTGCAGATGATGTCCAGTGCTGTGATCGCCAATTTCTAACCACTCAAGTCCGTAGTCAGCACCAGGCTGTGTGGTAGTAATTAATATTGTTGTGTTGTTAGTATCAAACTGGGTCAATCGTATCAGGTCTGAATCAGAGTTGATCTGTTGCCAGTCCTGATACTGAACAGCATCTGCTGTAGTGCATGTCGTAACAACACTGACTGTAGATATTTCAGGATTCAGTTGCAATGTCATCAGTCGTGTGTCGCCGCAGTCTACTATGTACTGCTCCTGTTGCCGGTGTATTAACAACGGCTTGCGTATGGGCTCTTTGTGTAAATTTTGATAAAATTGGTTAACCCACAGTAACCTTGTGATTTCGTCTTGCAGTCCTGCAGGCCAGGCCAATAAATCGGCGCCATGCAAATCCAATGCTTGATTTACCACGGAACAAGATCCTGCTAAGGTTTGCACTGGAGTTAGTTGTGCAATAGGAAATGCAGGATGGTAAAACATACAGTACGTTGATCCCAGTGCTGTTTTTATTATATCTGTCATGTTAATATTTACTTGTAAATACAAGCCATGATTGAAATACACGGTCCTACCTACACCTACTCGGACGAGATTCTGTCTAATCCTGAAATTATTTTGGTTCGGGACCACCACTATAACCCCTATGAACACTGTTATCATGTGAAAAAATTACTGGAAAACAGTTCATGTGATCCTCAACAACATCTGCTGGTATTTGATCATGTTGTGATACAAGAGGAATTAACTGAATATCCGCATGTGTGTTTACCTATGTTTTTGGCCCGAGAAAATAGAGAATTTGTACAACAGAATGTACAACCGGATTGGAGCCGTAAGACAGCTACATTTAATTTTATGATCAACAAACCCAGACCCAATAGACGTCGGCTGTTGACATTGATTGAACAGCACCAGTTAACCAACTACTGTCATTCTCTTGCATGGAAAACAAATGACATCAACAACATAGCTGTTACCAACTATGTGTTTGGTCCTGAAGTTGCGATGGACCAAGGAGTGCGCAATGGCTCATTTAAAAATGCACACACCTATAATAAATTGTTGCAGAACACCGTGTTTGAGCCTGCTTGTGTTTCTTTGATAACTGAACCTGCTTATTATGAACGAGAAACCATTGTGACAGAAAAGACACTGATGGCGCTGTACGCTGGGACCATTCCAATCTGGATTGGTGGATGGCGCATAGCAGACTATATGGCCAGCATGGGGTTTGATGTGTATGCTGATGTTGTTGATCACAGTTACCAAACAGAATCGGATCCTGGTCGCAGATGTGATCTTGCAGTGGAACTTAATCTTGGATTGCTGACCAACTTTGATCTGGCACACCGCAGTGTTGATTTAGTACGTGTACAGCACAATTATGATCTGTTGCAACAAAATGTGTTTTTAAAAGACGTGTTAGAAAAATCTCAACAGCGACCAGAGTTGCAGTCAATAGTTACGCAGGAACTTTTCTAAATCACCATACAGTTGTGCCATAACTGCTTCACGACTGCCAAACATATAAACACTGACGGGTATACGTTTGTCTATTCTAATGTAGTAAGGACTTTGCAGTTTGCGGTCAAGAGTCAACACAATGCGTCGGTTGCCCGGGGTTGGGTTGATCTCTAGTTCATAATGTGCCAAATCTAACACACGACTGAATACATAAAATCCATGTTCAGTGAGACGCATTCCTCCGGTCTTGCGAATGTTGGCCCACCAAGTCTTGACAGCAACTTCCGCAGGCTCGGCAAATTCTTCTGGTAGATTGGCTACCAGTGTTTGGGTTAATTTTAGTTTATCACGCACCACCGGGCTGAACAGTGTTGCCCTGTGTCAACAATACCACAGTGAACTTGTCTGTTTTGAACTGTGCGTTTAGTTTCTTTGAAAGATTGTGTGCATGCCCTGGATTAGAGAAACTGACTTTCTTGTACTTGGGCCCAGGGTGTTGTACCAGCATGTTGCTGGTCTTGAGATTAATAGGAGAGTCATCGAAGAACACAGCCCACACTCCCGCTGACGATAAAACCTGTTCAGTTTTGTATGTGGTTTTGTTTGTTAGTTCTAGAAGAACTTTGGGTTTTGGTCTTGACATTCATTAAACTCCTACATTTTATTTATGACAAATATAGGGACTTTTAGAATGATCCGCCCTTCATTTCCACTGTGATTTCGCTTTGTTGTGCAGTGTTCACGGTAGATTCTCTTGCAGCCTGTAGTGCGATCAACAGCCTTGTGAGGTCAGCATGGAGGTCTTTGGCGTCTCGGATGGGCATGGTAAAGTCTCTGGCACCACGTGCTTCAAAGCCTTGCAGTCGCTCAATGAATCGCTGAATGTGTATCATCTTGTCAAGTATCCTTTTAAGTCTGGTGCAGTCCAGCCCACAGGCTTGAGCACTTTGCCATCTTCACGTTTGCGAACCCGGCCTGTTTCGTGATCAATCTTGGCAAAGTTGGTTGCCATAACTTCTTTCCATGCACCTTCGCCATCAAATCCTGCTGAATGAATGGCACCAATTGTAACAACCAATATATCGATCAGCGCATCCAGTTGTTCAGTCAAGTCGTTAGCTTCAACTGCTTCTTGCAGTTCTTGATGCTCTTCGTCTATTAGATTCAGATACATCTTGTATTGTGAAATAGAGTACGCATCGACCTTTTGGTCACAGGCCTTCATGAACTTCTCTTGATCGCGAAATGGATTTGTCATAGTGTCACTTGTTCTTTGTTCTTAAACGGACCTTGATAAGGATAGCGTTGTAGTGCAATCAGTTTGGGATCCTGTACAACTTTCCAGTTGCGACCACGCTTGATGGAATACCATCCTGCGGCAAACCAACTTTTGCTTTTGGCAGTCTTGGTGTATATAGGCAAGTGATGCACCACGTCCCACACAGGATTATAACAACGACCTGCCACCGGATATCCATGTACAACAGTGTTGTCTGGCTTTGACACAGTTTTTTCTTCGGCAAATACAATGTTTGATTCACGTGCCGCAAGTTTGATTGTTTTAAATTGCTTTACTTGATTGTTGATACGAACTTGATATCCACCATTCCAGGCTTCGATGTTGCCAACTTTGCGATCATCTTCTTGTAAGATCCAAAACTGTTTATCTGCTACTACTTTAGCTACTAACATTTAAAACTCCTTTGTATGTTTCATTTAACCAACGGCCAAACCCTTCGGCATTTTCACTACATCTTACTAGATCATACTTGCCGCAAAATTGCATAAATCTCACACCTACTTGACCAATGTCCTTGTGTGATACCTGTTCAATGATAGCAAGATCCACTGTGTCTTTAATTGTTTGCGGTTGGTGAGTGAGATCAATCAACTGACGATTGCGCTCATAGTCATCCAGCACACGGTGTTCTTCACCGTTGTGGTCAGTCCAACGTTGCAACATGAGATTGTTCCAAGAATAACCACGCTGGTTGCGATCTGCAAATGCTTCTTGTAGACCTACCTTGTTCTTGGTGCCTTTGGTTCGCACACCAGGAAATGCACTAAACACATTGTCGCTGGTATCACCACGCATACATTTCTCGAACAACAACCATGCAGGATCTGGAATCTGTTTGGGTGCTTTGGTCTTTTTATCAATTACAGGGCGACCTTTGGCATCATAAATGCCTTCTGTGGTGATAAGTTCGTCGGTGATGCCATTGTATTGTTTTACGTTTGCGGCTACCAGCTGTACAAAATCTGTGTCGCTTGAAATTACTATGTGTTCGTCTTGGGGATGTAGGGCAATCCAACGTGCAATGATATCATCGCCTTCGGCAGTGGCGCATCGTACTACGCTACAGTTGGTTCTTTCTGACAAGTATTTAGTCAAACTGTCAAATGCTTCCCAGAACATTTTGTCTTCTTCTGCTTCTGCTTCGGTCAGTGCGGCACGGGCCACAGCACGATTTGCTTTGTAAGGTTTGTAGTGATCTTTACGCCAGCTACGACCCTCCAGTGCAAAAACAACATGGTCTGCTTCAAAACGTTTGACAACCTTGTTGGCACTCATCAGCGTTGTGTGCAGTGCTACCCCAACTTTTTCCCATGGGTCGCTGGCACGAAAAGCAGTGTGCCTGGCACGAAAAAACATATTAGCTGTGTCAATTAACACATAACGCATGGGAAACCTTAGACTTTGTTGTGGGTATTGATATATTGTAACATAAAACGATT